GATCGCCAAGCTGGACGCCCTTACCGGCGTGCGTCACCTGCGGCTGCGCAAGGGCATCTGGGCAGCCGCGGAGGGCATGGTCTACGACGGCTGGGACCGCGCCATCCACGTGGTGCCGCGGTTCGAGGTGACCGATGACAACCCGAATGGCGACCCGCCGCGCGCCTGGCCGCGCTACCTGAGCGTGGACTTCGGGTACACCAACCCCTTCTGCTGCCAGTGGTGGGCGGAGGATCCCGACGGCCGCTTGTGGCGCTACCGCGAGATCTACATGACCCAGCGGCTGGTGGAGGACCATGCCGAGACGATCAAGGCGGTCGGCCTGGATGGCGTGCGGGCCATCGTCTGCGACCACGACGCGGAGGACCGCGCCACCCTGGCCCGCAAGCTGGGCCGCCCGACCCTGGCCGCCTACAAGGCGGTCGCCCCCGGCATCCAGGCAACGGCCGCGCGGCTGAAGCCCGCCGGCGACGGCCGCCCACGGCTCCTGTTCCTGGCCGACAGTCTGGTGGAGAAAGACCCCGAGCTCGCCGATGCGGGCCGCCCGACCTGCACCGAGGACGAGGTGGAGTCCTACGTCTGGGACACCCGGGCGGGGCTGAAGAAGGGCGACCAGCCCGTGAAGCGAGACGATCACGGCTGCCTGATCGCGGGCACCCTGGTAGAGACGGCTAGCGGTAACGTCCCGATAGAGCGAGTGTTGGCCGGGATGCTGGTCCGCACGCGGCGGGGGTACCGCCGGGTGGTAGCGGCGGGCCTCTCGGCACGGCTGGCGACAGTGCTCACCGTGACGCTTTCAGACGGACGGACGCTTACGGGCACGGGCAATCATCCGGTGTTCGTCGCGGGCGCCGAATGGACTGCGCTGGATACACTGCGATATAATGATGTCCTATGCGAGAGCAACACGGACATCGCGGCGCCAAGCCGACGCCGACATACAACTCGTGGCGCGGGATGCGCGAACGTTGCCACAACCCGAAGAACAGGGCCTATCCGGGGTACGGGGCGCGTGGGATCACGGTCTGCGACCGTTGGCGATGGAGCTTCCTCGGCTTCCTGGCGGACATGGGCGAGCGGCCAGCAGGCACGACGCTCGACCGCATTGACGGCACAGGCAACTACGAGCCGGGTAATTGTCGCTGGGCCACGACGACTGAACAGACGGAGAATCGTCCGGGATTCGACCCCGTGGCCCACGCTGCGTCTATCCGCCCGCTCACGAAGGCGTGGCACGCCAGTGAGGAAGGGCGCGCCTGGCACGCCGAGCATGCTCGCCTCACTGGTTTTGGTGCCAATCCCGAGCGGACCGAAGCCTGTGAGCAGTGCAGCACTCCCTTCCAGACGCGGAAGGTTGGCGTTACGCGGTTCTGCTCGAACCGTTGCAAGACAAGGGCGCGCTACGAGAGCGGAGTCGATAACGAGCAGCGGGCTTGTGCGGCGTGCGGTGAGCACTTCACGGTCAATCGGTACCAACGGACCCGCTATTGCTCCCGCTCGTGTGCTCAGCGTCTCAGACGCGGGCAGGGCTGATGTCTACAACCTGACCGTAGACGGCGAGCCCGAATACTTCGCGAATGGCGTGCTGGTTCACAACTGCGACGCCACTCGCTACCTGACGGCCTTCATGGACGACCTGGCGCTCGACCCCGAGCGGCCGGAAGGCAGCGAGATCTACGAGGAGAGGGTCGCCATCTCTCCCTACTGACCGAAGGGGGCGCCGTTGGGCCTGCTGGACCTGTTCGGGCGCACCAACGGCCATGCGCCGATCACCTCCGACCGCGAATTGAAGGAAGCGGCGACACAGGCGCTCAAGGAAATTGCCGCGGAGCGCGACCGTCTGGGCGGCGGCGTGACCATGCTCCAGGAGCGGCTCCTGGAGCTGGAGATGGCGCTTGAGGCCGACAACTGGATGCCGTGGGGTGACCGCTCCGACGGCGCGGAGTTCAGCCGAGAGGGCCTGGCCACCCTGGTGCGCTTGGCGCGCCTGTACTACCTCAAGAACCCGCTGATCCGGCGGGCGGTCGAAGTGAGCGCCCTGTACGTCTGGGGCCAGGACTTGACGGTGCGGGCGCGCAACCCCGAGGTGGACGCCGTGGTGCAGGCGTTCTGGGACGCCAATAAGCGGGCGCTCACCGGCCAGCAGGCGAGCCGCATGCTCGAAGTGGAGCTGAAGGTCACGGGCAACGTGTTCCTGGCGCTGTTCCCGAGCGCCACCGACGGCGCGGTGAAGGTGCGCACCGTGCCGGTGGAGGAGATTCGCGAGGTCATCCGCAACCCGGAGGACCGACTGGAGCCGTGGTACTACCGCCGCGTCTGGATGCAGCCGAGCGTGGATGGCCGCACCGCGGAGCGCATGGAGGCGCTGTACCCCGACTGGCGGTATCGGCCCGCGGAGAAGCCTGCAGTCATTGGCACAACGCCCGTCATCTGGGACGCCTCGCTCTGCCACGTCAAGGTGGGCGGCTTCCAACACTGGGCGTTCGGCGTGCCCGAGACGTACGCGGCGCAGGACTGGGCCCGGGCCTACAAGGAGAGCCTGGAGGATGACAGCACCCGCTCCAGGGCCCTGGCTCGCTTCGCGTTGATCCTGAGCACACCCGGCGGCAAGCGCGGAGTGGCGGCGGCCAAGAGCAAGCTGGGCACCACCTACGCTCAGTCCGACCTGGCCGGCGACACCAACCCGCCGCCGCTAGCGGGCAGCACCTTCATCGGCGGCGAGAACGTCGATTTGAAGGCGATGAGCGTGGGCGGGGCGATGCCGCCGGCCGACCACAGCCGGCCGCTGCGCGTCATGACCGCGGCCGGCGTCGGTCTGTCGGACGTGTTCTTCGGCGATCCCGACCAGGGCAACCTGGCCACCGCAACCACGCTGGACCGCCCGACGGAACTGCAGTTCAGCGAGCGGCGCGGCCTGTGGCGCGACACGTTCGCGGACCTGATCCAGTTCGTGATCGACCGCGCGGCCACGGCGCCCAGCGGACCGCTGCGCTCGTGGGCGGGCACGGTCAGCAGTGATGGCGTGGTGGAGCTGCGCGACGATCCCGCCACGGGCGAGCCGCCCGATCGGCATGTAGACCTGGACTGGCCGGACCTGCTGGAGGCGGACGTCACCAAGCGGGTGGGGGCGATCGTGAGTGCCGCCACGCTGGACGGCAAGACACCAGCGGGCACCATCCCGGCGGAGACGGTCAGTCGGCTGTTGCTGTCGGCGCTGGGCGTGGACGATCTGGACGAGGAGCTCGGTAAGCTGTTCCCCGACGATGGCGAGCCGCAGGTGGAAGGGCTGGCCGAGGCGCTGCGCGAGTTCAGGGCGTTGATTCGGGAGCGGCTGGCCAACTGATGGCGACGGGCATGGCGGATGCTCCCGTGAGTCTCCCGCCCCCACTGCTGTCCGCGCTGGATCGGCTGATCGAGGCGGCCACCCGCTCCGAGCTCGGGCAGATCGAGCGGCGGGTGGCCAGGGGGCTGCGCGCCGCCTTCATCCTGCAGGGCGCGGCCGTGGCGAAGGGGCGCCACACGTTGCACGGGCTGGACACCAGCCTGGGTGCCACGCGGGAAGCGTTCGACTCAATCCTGGCCGATGGCGCGGAACGGGCGCTGGGCCTGGGTTTCGCCGCGGCGGCCGCGGACCTGGACGTGACGCTCTCCGAAGCCGAGACACTGCCGAAGGTGCGCAACTTCAGGGACGCCACGGCGCAGACCGCGGCCTACGTCACGGATGCGCGCAACGTGCGCTGGCGCAGCCTGGAAGCGACCACGCGGGCTCGCCTGGATGGGGTGCTCAATCGGGCGGCATCGGAGGGGTGGGGCTACGCGCGCACGGAGCGGGCGATCCGCCGCGAGTTCCGCGACATGGCGGGCAGCCGTGCGGAGACCATCGCCAGAACTGAAACGGCAAACGCCTACGAGTCGGCGCGGCGCATCGTGGCGCAGGGTGTCCGTGCGGACGGCGAGGTAGTCGAACAGCGCTGGCTGGTGACGTTCGCCTGCTGCGACCTGTGCGCCATGAACGAGCAGGCGGGCTGGCTGCCGCTGGACGCGCCCTACCCGAGCGGGGCGGACAGGCCGCCTGAGCATCCGAATTGTCTACCCGGTGACACGCTGGTTGTAGCGCCCGACATTCGAGCGGCGACGAAGCGTCGCTATGAGGGGCAGATCATCGTCATCCGCACTGCCGGCGGCAAGCGTCTCGCCTGCACTCCCAATCACCCGGTACTCACGCCGGCGGGTTGGGTCGCGGCGAGCAGCCTCGATGTAGGCGGCTACGTAGTCGGCCGTGGCGTCGGTGAGCGGGCTGCGCTTCGAGTCGATCTTGACGGCGAGGATGTCCCAGCCCGCATTGAGGATGTAGCGGAAGCGTTCGGGCGCTCTGAGCACGTGACGGCCGCTCCAGTGCCAACCGCCGCCGAACACTTCCACGGCGACGGGACAGGCTCCCAGGTCGCAGTTGTATGGGCCAATCGCCTGCTGCGGGATGGCCGCGATGCCGCGAGCGGCGAGCATCGCGGCCAACGCCATCTCACCGGCCGAGGCACCGCTTTGCAGGCGTTGGCGCGTAGCGGCGATGGCAGCTCGGTGGGCGTCGGACTGGCGCTTGCCGCGCACGGCCGCAT